CTACTCCGCATATTACTTTCATACTAAGCGGTTTCGTCATATTGATAGTTCATCGTGGAGGTTGAACCAGCAACATCGGCAACGTTAGTTCCAATCTGGTGAACTAAGTAATCTGATAATCCAGCAGCGGTCAAAGCACCAGTCAATGACCCACCAATTCCCAAGTTTGCCCCTGCGGGTTCGCTTGAAGGCATTGTTTGGGTAGCAATCGTGGATACTGTCTTAATCGGAGTTGCGAAAGTCGCAGCACCCCCGTAAGAAGTTGTTCTCGCATTGGTCAAGTGAGCAGCAGAACCACCGAGAGCACCTGTTCTCCATATTTTGAGGTTGTCAATCGCAGAAGACCCGCCCATAGCGGTCACTTCTATCTTTTGCCACTTCTCATAAGTATAGTTTCCAGGCGTAACGGGGTAAGCAACAGGGTCAAGATTAACAGCGTCAGTATCACCCATATTGGTATTCGTAATGTTCGCTGTCTTGGTTTCCGCTACTGTATTATATTCGTCAATTTGGACTGTAGCAGCCATTTGTTTTTCTTAGCTAATTGTTGAGCTTAAACTTCCGACTAAAAGTTTAAGGGTTTGACAGGATTAAGTCCTTGTTGCTATCCCCAAGAACCTAATCTTGTGAAGGTCGCATCATCCTGTCAAGATACGAGCCCTTAGAAGTCCTGACCTGTTTTCGTTTCTTTCGTTTGGCTTTCTCCTTCTTTTCCTTCTGGTCTTTGCTTCTGAACATTGCTTTTTATTTACTTATAAGGTCTTTGTTAGATTCCTGACGGTATTTCCCTTTCTAAGTAAACAATTCCTTCTACTCCTAATGTGAACGCAGCAACAGTTATAGTCGCTACGGCTCTGATGTATCTTTTGTTCGGGGCTAAATCAGCTTGAACAATCCCTAATTCGCTTATCTGGTCAAAGGTATAAAGAACATCATCGTTAGCAGCAAAATCGTCATCACTTTCGTGAATAACAATATCTGCTAATCCGCCAGCGGAAGGAGTTCCAGCATTTATATTTACCAGAACTTTCCTGCCTGTTCCCAGCAAATCAACAGTCGCACCAGTTTCCACAGCTATTCCTAACGCCTCAGCTGGGATAAGTGCTTTAACAGTTGAATTGTGTAATAAATCTTTTGTAATCATTTTATTTACTTAAATTACTCGGGTCTTACATCGTCAAGAACAACAAAGGCATTGCTCAAAGCACATTGTCCATCCACTCTTTTAACAAAGCGGAAGACAGTTTCGTCATAGCGGAATCTATCGTGCATTGAAGAAGCCACTGCTAATCCACCTTTATCGCCAATATAGTAAGCTGAAAGGTTACCTAATATAATGTCTCCTTTCGTTCCTACTGCTGGCAACTTGTCAGTTACGACATACGGATACCCCAAAATAGTAGGCGGTAATCCTGCCGCTAAACTGAATCCAGGTAAGAATAACGGGAATCCTTTTGTTTCATCAACAGTCGCACCATCATAGACACCACTCTTAATATCAAGGAGTTCTGTTAAAGCAGCTTTGGTTAACATCCAAATTGCTCCAGCGTCTGCCCAAGCAGGCAGAGTTTCTCTCATTTTCTTTAAGTCCTCGTAAACAATTTTGCTTACTGTAGTTCTATTCAACGCTGTTCCGCAATTTACGATACCAAGAGGTTTCTTCATTCCATTTCCTGTTAAGAATTGTTTATCCTCTTCGTAAGCAATTGCTTCTCCAAAGATACTAACCAAGAAGTTAGCCAAGTTAATGGCTGAATCAGAAAGCAGGTCATCACCAGCAGGACAAAGCCCAATCATTTTGTTCAGCTTCAATGTGATTCTGCCGAACTTTGGTTGGCTTTCCTCTTTCAACTCGCCCTCGTCTCCTTCCCAATGAATATCAATACCAGCAAACTTGTAATTTGACTGGTCTAACTTAGGAAGGGTCTTAGTGTTCGTTGACATCGGGATTATCCTTGCTCGTGGTCTGACAATAGCGGCTTCTGTAGCGAATCTGATAACCTCTGCTTGAAACTCCTCGGGAACGAGGAATCCACCAGCAGTATCATCGCTTTCTTGAAGTGCTTTTGTCTGCATTACACCTGTTCTCGCCAATTCTTTGACACCAGTAATAAAGCCTTCCATTTTATCAGATAACTGAATAAATGGTCTGAGCTTTCTTTGAACTGGGTCAATTTCCATTACTGACCTCTCTGCTGTCGCTTCTTTGCCTATAATCTTGGACTTTACAGGTGCTTCTCTAATAGCTTGAACGATTTTGTCAATTTTCTTGTCCAAAATCAATCCAAGTTTCTTATTGGTCGCACCTTTGGTCTCTTCTTCTCCTTCGGTTTCTTCTTCAGTTCCTTCTTCGGTTTCTTCTTCGGTTTCCTCGTCTAAATCTTTATCCTCTAACTCTTCTGCGTCCTTTTTAACTTTTTTAATCATTTGATTGCCTTAGTTTTCTTAATAATGATTCACACATCTTGTCAAAAATAATCAGCAATCGTTCCACATCGGACTTTTTGCTTTTCTGTTTGACAAATGATTTGCGACCTTTTTGTTCTCCGTTAGAAGTGCTCTCGCCAGGATTATCTCCTTTAAGAGAAACAATAGCCTCTTCTAACTTTGATAAATTATTCTCTATTTGCTCTAATCTGTCTATAAAACTTTTTTTCTCGGGAGTTAATTCAGCATCATCAACTTTTTCCTCTCCCTTCTCCTCTCTTTTCTCCATACTCTCTAATGCTTTTACGACTAAACTAAGATTTCTTTTTCTTGCTTGAACTAATGCTGAAGGCAACGCAGGAACATCTACCCAGCTAACCTCTAATAATTCTTGCTTGGTAAAATGCTGTCCGTCTCGGCTATATTCTTTGCCATCAATCTCAATTGACCCTTTTTCAACATACTGCTTTAATTCCGCGTCTAATACCCTACGATACATTTTGCCTTCAATCTCTATATCCCCTTTCTTACCATCCTCAGCCAATGGTATAAATCCAACGCTTTGTGCGTTTAAGCATTTCTCATCCACAAGAGTTTTTAATTCTTGTGCGAAAGGAGTTGAAGCGAATACTTGCTTCTGTCTTAAATCGTTGTTCTCTTCATCGTTCCAAGTTTTAATGGCTCTCCCGACAGGTGGGATAGCAGCTGACCCCCAGCCACCCGACGAGTGAGACCATAAAATAACAGGGTTCTTATTATAATTTTTAAGATACCAGCCCTTTGGGTCAATGGTATCTCCTAATCTGTCTACTTTGCCCGAAGAGACAATAACTTCGTAGGTGTCCTCTGCCCCTTCTTTTTTTTCAACAGTTTGTATTTCAGCTTGTGTGTATAATCTTGGCATTTTTTTTATGACTTACTTTTTATCCCGACCTTTGATTCAGAGTATTACTTTAATTTACTGATTAACACCTGAACAAAGTTTAGAACTATCTTTTGTAATGATAGCATAGATTCTTGAAAAGACTTAACAACTTTTTCAAGAGAGGTATACTTCTCATTAACAAACCCTAACTCTATTCTACAAGACCTTGTTTCTGTTCGCAAGTTTTCAACTGCTATTTCAAGTTGCTCTACCTTACTTTGTAATTCTCTTATCTCCCCTATTGGAACCGAGACAGCATAAGCAGGACTACAAATGAACAGAGCGACTAAAATAAAGATGAGTATTTTTTTTATATTTATTCTATTACTGGTAATAAAGTGCAACGACACATAATGGTTTCAGACCCATCTCCCGAAGGGTCTCCCGGGAACATTAAGCCATTTGAAAACCTTTCATTTTTATCCACAACTTCCCCGTCCATCATAGCGTGGCTATCCCTTGTCCTATCGTCCATTGTAGCAAGCCATTCTTTCTTCTCTACGACTTCAGATTCTTGATACGCTTCTAATGTCGCCTCATTGCTTACCGAGATTACTTCCGTTCTGGCTATCCTTTGTGAACCAAACCCTAATCTTTCTTTATACACCGCATCTACCCTTTTGGATAGTTCATTGACTCCCTCGCCTTGAGCGACCCCCTCTTTTAATTGTTCTTTTAATTCTTTCCAAGTGGTTGCGTTAACTTCTGTGGCAAATAGGTTTGCTTTTTTATCTATAAATCTTTTCATTCGTTCTGTCATCGTAAACTCTTCACCTAATTGCTCGGCTACTTTAATTGCTCTTGCTGTGGCTATCTCTGTAAAGACAGGTAAAGATACCTCTACAAAAATTGAATCCTCTACTCCCCAATCTACTGGAATCTCTATTTTCTTAGAGATTGATTTGCCGGTATAAGCAGATTCCACCGCTTCTTTTATTC